AAAGACTCCAAGCACATAAGATCCGCGGAGCTGGTGAATAAAGACTCTATAAATTTTAGCATATACGCTATAAACATTCCCGCAGTCGCAGTGGAACCGGTGGATTTGAAATACGCTGGTCAAACTCCACGGATAAGCTCATTGGCGCGAGCCGCATTTGACCCGGTGAATGTGAAATATGTTATAGACAATCAATACAGCAATTACTGGCTATTATATACGTGGTTGAATTTGCTCCATGATGAGGGTATAGGTCACATGGTGAAATCAAACGGCGCCAGTCAACCGCTTGACCAGTATGTGTCCAACATCAAAGTTTCTGGTATAGATGAATATAATAATAATGTTATAGACTACACCTTTACTAGTTGTGTACCAACCAAGATAGGTGGTATAAACTACAATTACCAAGAAACAAACGAAATCGAGAGCGAGTTTGAATTTAGATTTCATCAGTTGCAAATAAAAATTGTATAAAGTCTGAAAAAAGTAGTCCGAACCAGACTAAATACTTAGGAAGGACAATTTATTATGGCAAGAACAATTCAATCCCCCGGTGTAGAAATCAATGAGATAGATCTCAGCTCACGTACAGTATTCCCTATTGGTACGAATATCCTTATTCAAGGATTTTCCGCCAACGGTCCAACTGACGAGACGTTAAACGTTAGTACGTTCTCTGAATTTGAGACAATTTACGGGTCTCCGACCAATGCAGCTGAAAGATACTTTTACCACACGGTAAAATCGACATTTAACAGCCCGGCAAACATCATGGTTTGCCGCTTACCTTATGGTAATCAAAAAGGCGAGACATTTGCAGACGAGCTTTACAGCGCTCTGGTGTTTCCAGTGAGTGGCGATGACCACGCAGCTGCGACATTGACCGGGAGTTATCTGACAGACAAAGTTGCTTCTACTGCTTCAGATGGTGATGGTGCTGGTGAGACCACATTAGGTTCAGTCAGCGACAGCACACAACTTCAGTTTGGTGCTCCTATCAGAATTGATCTGCTACCAGGAGAGTATCAAGCTCTCAAAAATGGTGAGGTGGAATTTGATGACAACTGCTTGTTGCCTTTGAACAGCGCGGGTAATGTTGATTATACATCAGTACCAGACCCTCATGACACAGTCGCATTGAAATTTGACGACCTTCCAGCTTATGACTCCAGTGGAGCCGCTAGAAAGTTGGGCGATTTCAAGAAGCGCATGTCTTATGCTGGTATGGTGCTAGTGAACAAAGCGCAATCCACCATCAACACATACTTTGAAGGTTATTATATAGCTCTTGGAGACAACAATCAATTCGCAATCGCGGATGGATCAACCCCGGAAGCTTCACAATTCGATTCAATACAAGGAATCAAGACATTTGGTAACGCTGGTACATATTTTGATGCACCAACCGCTCGTCTGAACTTTGAAACCACTGCACATACAGTTACAGGTGCTCAAGGCAGTCTCAGTGAGGTGTTTGAAAACATACCTTCATTCGATATAGCCACAGAAGAGAACAAAGACACCATCGGTATCGGCGTTTTCAAGATGAGAAAGAGTATATATGCAACTGACACCACCATGTTGGACTTCACATTAGATGAAGGACACATCGGTAGTCTTGATGCATATAAACAAATCGCCAACGTCTCCGGAGGCAAGCCCAAGAGCTTCTACCTTGAGACGGTTGACACGGCCAGTACTTTGCTGTCAGTGTATGTGAACAAGGCTATCTCGGAACAATCCGGTACGTTTTTAACAGATACCAACAACCCCACAATACCCAACACCAGCATAACTTTCCACCCTGAAGCGCAGAAATACGCTTGGGGAACCGGTAGTTTTCAGGAAGAGGTTCCAGCCAGTGCCAAGAAAAGCATCGGCAGTATTGTTGCCAAGATTGAACGTAACTTCGAAAAGCTACAAAATCTTGACGAATACGATCTGGACATCACACTTGACGCCGGATTGAGCACGATCAACACATATGTTCAATACAAGCAAGAACAAGAGAAATACAAGGTGCTTGAAGCATGGTTAGAAGCAAACAAACATGCCAATGCTCAAGCCGCAGCTGATACTCTAGGTTACGCGAATTTGAGAGCCGCTTATCTTGATAATGCAGCTACTGGGCTAGATTATCCGGAAGACACCAACATCAACGTATCATTTGATGATGAGGTGGTGCTTGACATTTCCGGAATGTACGGTAACACACTCGGTGAGAGTTCACCAGATGTGGATCTTGCCGCGGATTGGGAAGGATTGCAAAGCGCTCCAACATGGGAGGGACAAACAGCGATCAATTCATGGAAAGCTGTCACCAATTCATTCATAGTCTTCGCGCAAAACCGCAGGAAGGATCACATGACCATTTTAGATCCGTTACGTTACATATTTGTACAGGGTCGGAACGGTATAACCATGAAGGACACTTCCAAAAATTTCAGTCAGCACGTGTTTTACCCGCTCAAACATCTTTTGAGCACCACAAACACCAATTATGCTGCAACTTATGGTAACTGGTTGAAGCAGTATGATGCATTCACAGATAAAAACTTCTGGGCTCCGCCTAGTGGAGTGATTGGATCATCTTATGCTCGAAATGACTCAGTGTATCAACCCTGGTTCGCACCAGCTGGTTTCACAAGAGGTTTGATCACAAACGCTCTGGAAGTCTCCATTCGACCCAATCAGAAACAACGTGATCAGTTTTACAAGATCAGTTGCAACCCAATCGCATTCTTTCCAGGAGATGGTTACGTGATATTTGGTCAAAAGACCTTGCAAGCCAAGCCCAGTGCATTTGACCGGATCAACGTCCGCAGGATGTTCCTTTACTTGGAGAAAGCGGTTAGAAAGACAATCAAATATTACGTCTTTGAACCAAACACATTCAGTACACGCCAGAACATATTGGCAGTTCTAACACCAATATTCCAACGAGTCAAGAGCACTCAAGGATGTTATGACTACCTGATAGTGTGTGACGAGCGTAACAACCCACCAGTGGTTATAGACAATAATGAGCTAGTTGTTGATATATACATCAAGCCAGTAAGAGCTGCAGAGTTTATCTTATGTAACTTCTACGCAACAAGGACAGATCAAAACTTCTCAGAATTGATCGGATAACCCACATATAGAATAAATACTTTTAGGAGAAAACAATTATGGCAGATATAACAGAATATGACATCGAGCACTTTTACGACAATTTGATTGTCCGCGAGGTAGCTAGAAAGCACCAGTTTCGTGTAACTAGCATCAGCACCGGCTTTGGGCAAGACGTACCTGAGGGTATCAACGATCTTGAGAACAAGCTGCTTGTTGAGAGCGCTCAGTTACCCGCACGTGCAATCAACAATGTACCACTCAACTTTCACGGAGTTGACTTCAACTTACCAGGAAACGCCAAGTACACTGGTAGTGATTCATGGAGTGTGACATTCAGACTAGACCAACAACTGAACATCCGTCGGATTTTCGAAGACTGGACAACCGCAGTGTTTGACGACAGAACAACAGCCGGTAGTATCGTGCGTAGTAATGACGCATATATCGTGTTGAGTTTGTTTGATCAAATGGGTGCATCACATGACCAATACGTGTTGTGGGGAGTTTATCCGGTATCAGTCGGAGCACTTGATTATGATGTTGGAACAGATGGTGATGTAGTGACATGCGAAGTACAACTAGCATACCACTACTGGAGTCGTCAAGGTACAAACGCCTTTGACAACAGAGCCATTGTTGCTGATCCATCTGAAGGTGGAGGAGTACAAAACTCTGCTGCTACATTTGGTGGAAGCGCCAACGCTGAAACAGGTATATAATTTAACTTATACATATGTAAAGAAAAAG